GGTATCTAGCTTAGCTACACCAGCATATTCATTTGCAGTATTCTACTTCAACCCACCTGCTGCTTAATTAGTTTAAGCATAATTTAAGTGTAATTTAAAAAGAGCCAGAATATTCTGGCTCTTTTTATTTATTAAAATTTTTAGCTCTTATTATCCATTCATTAAATTCTTGTATTGTTAAATTGCTTTTAGCAAAATTACAAAATTTACAACACGGAACTACATTATTTTTAAGATGTAGATTGCTTGAATCTATTCTATCTAAACCATTATAAGTATAATTTTTATATTTGTTGGAAAATAAATTACAACAATAAAAACATGGCATTTGTGATAATGTATAGAACAATTCTAAATTAATATCTCCGTCATTATAATTTTGCTTCCATATATACCTTATAGTAATTAAAAGTTCTTTTGGAATTTCTTTTAAAGAATATGATAAATTATATGAATTATTAATTGATAATTTTATCATATAATTAATCATATCTTGATATGATCTATTATTTTTAGCACGATTACATATAATACAGCAAGGAACACAATTATTTTTATAATGTTTTTTAGAATTATCAATTCTATCTAATCCATTATATATAAATAAACCATTTTTAATAGAAAAATCACTACCTTTATAGTATTTATATTTAAATAAATTAAATTTATTATTTGGATGTGAACCACAATAATGACATGGTTTTTGAGATAATTCAAAAAAATCATCAAAAGATATTATATGATTTTTAGTAGAAACATGATCTATTTTGCAATAATTCTGCCAAATTCTTCTTGCAGAAGTAATTTGTGGAGTGTATTTTCTTCTATTTTTAATAGCTTTTTTTATATTATTTTTAGAAACTTCTTTTGCTATGCATCCACATGATTTTGTTTTTCCTAAAGATAATTTATCGGATTTTACTAAACATATTGTTCCACAATCACACTGACATTTCCAAACACTTTCTCCATTATATGAAATAGTAAGTAATTTTCCAAATTTTTGATTTTGTTTTAATTTTAAACGTAATTCATCCCTTAAACATCCGCAAGATGTTACTCCTCCACGATTCAAATTATATGTTTTAGCTAAAATAACATTTCCACATTCACAAGCACAATTCCATGTAGTTTTAAAATTTTTACCTTCTTTAATTGATTTTCCAGGTGAAATTACAGTTAATCTTCCAAAAATTTTACCTATTAAATTTTGTTTTTTCATTATTAAGATGCGTTATTATTGCCATCATTGTTTAATAATTAATAAATAAATATTTTATATGGAATATAACAATATTTATTATGTAAATGTACTTAAAGTACATTGCTGACATAAGTTGGCAAATTATTCACATAATTTTGGAGATATCATATGAATATGTTTAATAACAAAGGAGAGATGAATGCTAGCTCTCTTAAAGATGCATTAACAACTCTTGTAAAATATGCATCAATTCTTGAAGAAAATACACCATCAAATATGGGTCTTGCAGGACAAACTGCATTAAGTGATGACAAACGTGATGAATTAATTTCACGTGCTATCATGACTCAAGACGGCAAAATTGCACTTGCACAAGCAATGGCAAATCCAATCCGTAGAAACTTAGATTACCACGGAATTGCACGTAGAGCATTAGTTGTTGATCCTCTTCCACAAGGTGCAATGCCAACCTACGATAGAGATATCGATGTTGCAGCAGTTGTTATTTCAAGCAATGGTACAGGTCCAGAATCAAGAGTATTTGGTGATCGCGTTGTAGTTCCAGAATTTGAAATCTTTGCAAACCCAACTGTAAGAATTGCAGAAGTCAAACGTCGTAGATTCAACGTTATTGACAGAGCAGTTCAAAAGGCTCGTCAAGAAATTATGGCACAAGAAGATGCTAACGTTTTCGCAGCTCTTGATGCAGCAGCTTCAGTAGAAAACACTTTAACTGACATTGCAGACGCAGGTCTTTTGAAGAGAGACTTAGTAGAAATCAAACAACAAATTGATCGTTGGGACTTAGTTACAACCAAGTACTTCATGAACATCAATGAGTTCACTGATATCTTGAAGTGGGGATCAGGTGGTGGACAAGGAACTGGTGGTGGAGATTTTGATCCTGTCACTATGCGTGAAGTCCTTCAAACTGGTCTTTATGCTCATATTTGGGGTACTGACATCATGGTTTCCAAGATCGTTCCTCCCGGAACGATCTATGGCTGCGCCGATCCAGAGTTCGTCGGGGTCATGCCAATTCGTCAAGACATCGAAGTATTACCAGCAGATGAACCAAAACAACTTAAATTAGGTTGGGTTGTTTCTGAAATCATCGGTCTTGCAATCGTCAATCCAAGAGGCGTTGCAGCTGGAAGAAAAAGCGTTGTTGTTGAATAATTGATATTAATTAGCAACTAGCTATAAAGTTTAATAAATAAAGCCAGAGAAATCTGGCTTTATTTTTATTTATTATTACTGGCAATGATTGATTTAGAGATAAAGTTTAAAAGAAAAAAGCCACCTTTCGGTGGCTTTTTGTATTATTTATCATAAGTAAGTTTTTCTGGCATAATGCCTTCATCTATATATTTGCACAAATCTAAATATCTTTCATATTTCCTTGGCAAGAAATAATCGGCGGCACCACTATTTACATCCTGATAAATCCAGTCAAGAAATTTTCTAACTTGTTTATTATTATTTATATTTAATATGCAAATATTTAATTGATTATAGACCGGGCTATTTATATTAAGATGATTTTTTATTATATATGCTATGTTATCACAAACATCTTTAGTTCCACATATTTTTATTTGTGCGCGTAAATAATCTTGTTTTGTTTTATGCTGTCTTTTACTAAAGTATAAACCACCATCTCCTTCATATATTCCCCAAATAAAAGCATATTGTTGATCTATAGGTAAATCTTTTATAATTTTTGGGTATTCAGAATTTAAACTTTTCCTTTCATGAATTCCAATTTCTTTTAATTTTTTACCCAATAAATAACTATTAATATTCAAGTTAGCCTGTAAATATTCTTTTTTTCTTTTTACATTTTTTACAGTATTTAAGTGTACATGGTTTTCTTTGTCTGTATAAAATATATTACTTATATGATGTAATACTACTTTATCTTTTTGATGTAGACCAAAAGATAAAGTATAAGAATTTCTATATGTTTTAAGACATCCATCAGATAAAAACCATCCAAGAAACCACATATTTTTTACTAAATGCATATCATCCAATGCATGTTCATTAATTGGATATTTTCTACTAGAAACACGATTTATTTCTGATGGAGTTCTTTTAATTATATTTTTGGAACTTAGCAATTTATTAAGAGTTTTGCCGGAAATTTTATATTTCTTAATTAAATTATCCAAAGATAATCCAGATTTATAATCATTACATATATTTTGTATTTCTTCTTCTGTTCTTTTTGTCAATTTTATTATTCCTTTATTATTTTTAATAATTGTTCTTTTGTATTTTTTTCTGGAGAAATTAAAATTTCTTCATAACATTTATCCAAAATCTTTTTTAATTCTGGTCCAGGTTTTATTCCAAGTTCCATTAAATCATTTCCATTAATTTGTAATTCTTTGCGACTCCAAACAATTTCATCTTTGAAACTTAATAACTTGTCTGAAATATGGTGTTCTATCGCCTCAGATAAATTTATAAAATGTGTTAAAGTCAAATCCCATGCGTATGGCGAGTTGTTTTTAACAAATGCTATAAATTGTTTATAATTATTTTTATCTGTATACTTTAGAAAAGTTTCAATTTTTTCAAACATTTCAGATAGAAATAAAATTGATTTTATTTCAGAATTAGAGAATTTCAAAGCAATTAATTGTTCTTTTAATAAAGAATGTTTGACATTTACAAATAAACAGGCAACTCTTGTTTCCAAATGTTTATTACAAAAGTCTAAATTTTTCAAAAAATGAGTTGTTGGTGAATTTGGTTTTAAAATTGGAATTATTTCTTGTAAAATTCCAGTGCTTTCAAGCAAATGCATTCCATAATAAGGGTTATTTGTCATTAAAATTTTGCATAATTCATCCTTAATGCGTTCTTTTGATACTTTTAATAGAGTATTAATGTTATTTTTCATTGCATTAAGTGTAAATTTATCAATTTCATAATGAAACCGTGCCGCAAATCTGGCAGCACGCATTATTCTAAGACCATCTTCTTTAAATCTTTCATTTGCATTTCCAACAGCTCTAATAATTCTGTTCTCTATGTCTTTTTTACCATTAAATGGATCTAAAATAACATTAGAAATTGGATCATAAGCAATTGCATTGATTGTTAAATCTCTTCTTGATAAATCATCAATAATATTATTGACAAAAACAACTTCTTCTGGTCGTCTTCCATCTAAGTACTTACCTTCAACTCTAAAAGTGGTAACTTCAAAATGATTTTCAACACCTTCGCCCATTGAAACAGTAATTGTTCCATGTTTAAGACCAGTTGCATAAGTTTTTGGAAAAATTTCCAAAACTTTTTCTGGTTTTGCATTTGTTGTTATGTCCCAATCTTTTGGATTTTCATTTAAAAGCAAATCTCTAACACAACCACCAACAATATAAGCTTGGTAATTATGTTTTTGTAAAATAGAACAAATTTCAATAGCTTTTGGATTAATTTTATTTTTTAAATTCATGACACTTTCCATCGAAGCAGTGTATATCTTATAAATTGGCAGTCAAGCAAATAATGCAAATTATAAATTATATTATAATAGGGCGATATTTTGATATAATGCTGTGAGAATTAACCGAAAGCTTTTTAATGAAAATAGATGATATTACCGAAATCTATGACTTAATAGCTAGCAGTAGCAAAAATGTTTCTTCAAGAAAGAATATGCAAACTGTTCGCAAACAAGCATTATCTACTATTTTACCAACAGAATTGGTAAAAGTTGCATTTGATACTCGTAGAATTAATCAAGAAACTGATTATATTCCACGTAGAGGCTTGCAAAATTATCATAGAAGTGAAAAATTTATTTCTGATGAAATTGCAAATAAAATTGAAGCATTTAAAAAGTTAAATTCAGTTTTGGAACCATTAAAAATTAAATATGGAAGAGAACCAGAATGGCAAGATTCTTATACTAGAATTTTAGAATCTGCTATTGCTAAAGGTTTAAAGACTAATGAAAATGGTGATGATTTTAGTGATGTGCAACCTTCAATGGCAAGTTTAGCATATTTAGAAGAATTGTTATATGTAAGATACAGATTAACTCCAGAAAATTTAATGTCAATGTCTTTTGATGATTTAACAAATGTAATTTTAAGAAAAGATGATTTATTGTCAAATATAATTGTTACCTCTCCTCCAATTTCAGCACCATCTGAATTGCCAAAATTTGGTTATGAACAAATGATGAATAAAATGCTTGAAACTATGGCTCAAATGATTGCAACCAATAAACAACAAGAGGTTAAAATTCCAGAAATTCAAACTACAAAAGATAATAATGAGAAAAATGTAACAATCACAATTAAAGTATAAGGTAGTATGGTATGAATGAATTTGGACCTTATAATAAAAAATATACTAAATTTGTAGTTAAAAATATATGCCCTGATCGTGGTAAAGTAATTAATATATTTCAATATCCAATTTTAAATGGCACTACAAGAGATTTATTAGGAATTCCTGGAGTAAGTGAGGCAGATATAAGAGTCTCTTTATTAAAGGGAGAATTAAATCATAAATTACGTGCTGGAGATATTATTATTGTAGAAAGTGATATTGATTTACTTCAATTTAATTTAGACCAAAAACATTTTTTACAAGAAAGTGGCGTTAATTTTGGATTAGAAGTTACTAATATAAATATGCAAGTTTTAAGAAAAGAAGATGTTTTATTGGTTGGTGATGTTAATAATGTTAATACTGTATTTAAAATTCCAAGTGGCACATTTATTCAAGATGATAATTACAGAATAATAGTTTATAAAAACGGTGTTAAACAGTTATATTTAAATGATTATTTTATTGCAGAAAGTGGTGGACCAGGAACAGGGTATGATACAGTAATTTTAGATGTTGCGCCAGCAACAGCACCAGCACCAGATGACGTTATAACAGCAGACTATTATATATATAATTCATGAGAGATAAATGACTAAAATATCACCATCACAGTTAAAAGGAGTACCATCTGGATCTGGAGGAGGAGCCACAGGTCCACAAGGAGCAACTGGTGCTCAAGGTATTCAAGGCTCTCCTGGAGTTACTGGTCCACAAGGAGCTACTGGCGTTCAAGGTGTAACAGGTTTACAAGGACCAACAGGTCCTGCTGGTGGTCCTCAAGGTCCACAAGGGTCTCCTGGCGTTACTGGACCTCAAGGTTTACAAGGATCTCCTGGTGTAACAGGACCACAAGGTCCAACAGGTCCTGCTGGTTATCAAGGTATTGATGGAACTACTGGAGCCACAGGTCCTCAAGGAGCAACGGGTCCTCAAGGACAACAGGGCATTCAGGGTTCTCCTGGTGTAACGGGTGCAACAGGACCTACAGGATCTCAAGGTCAACAAGGATCTCCTGGTGTTACAGGTCCTCAAGGTATACAAGGTATACAAGGCTCTCCAGGCGTAACAGGAGCTACAGGTCCAACAGGTCCTATTGGGCAACAAGGTCAACAAGGATCTCCAGGTGTTACCGGGCAACAAGGTATACAGGGAGTTCAAGGATCACCCGGTTTAACAGGTGCTATTGGACCAACTGGTCCACAAGGACAACAAGGCATTCAAGGTAGTCCAGGAGTTACCGGAGCTACTGGACCCACAGGTCCTGCTGGATCTCAGGGAAATCAAGGTTCTCCAGGAGTAACTGGACCACAAGGTGGACAAGGCATTCAAGGAAGTCCAGGTGTAACGGGTGCTACTGGACCTACAGGTCCCGTTGGACAACAAGGCGTTCAAGGATCACCAGGAGTTACAGGTGTAACAGGTCCACAAGGTGGACAAGGATTGCAAGGGTCTCCTGGTGTTACAGGACCAGCTGGATCTCAGGGTCAACAAGGAAGTCCAGGCGTAACGGGATCTCAAGGACCAACAGGTGCTCAAGGCTCACAGGGAAATCAAGGAAGTCCAGGCGTAACGGGATCTGCTGGATCTCAAGGTCAACAAGGAAGTCCGGGCGTAACTGGAGCTACAGGTCCTCAAGGCGGACAAGGATCACAGGGAAGTCCAGGTGTAACTGGATCGCAAGGTGTACAAGGTCAACAAGGAAGTCCAGGAGTTACAGGAGCTACTGGACCTACCGGACCTCAAGGATCTCAAGGTATTCAGGGGTCTCCTGGTGTAACAGGTGCTACTGGACCTCAAGGTGGACAAGGATTACAAGGATCACCTGGAATAACAGGCGCAACTGGTCCTCAAGGTTCTCAAGGTAATCAAGGAAGTCCAGGCGTAACTGGCGCTACAGGACCAACAGGACCTCAAGGCATTCAAGGTCCTCAAGGAAGTCCTGGAGTAACTGGTCCACAAGGTCCACAAGGATCTCCTGGAATAGCTACTGGCGCAACTGGTGCTCAAGGATCTCCAGGTGTAACTGGTCCACAAGGTCCACAAGGATCTCCTGGAGTAACTGGTGCTACAGGTCCTCAAGGTATTCAAGGAAATCAAGGAAGCCCAGGTGTTACAGGACCTCAAGGATCACAAGGAGTACAAGGAAGTCCTGGAGTAACTGGCGCAACAGGTCCTACTGGTCCTGCCGGACAACAAGGCATTCAAGGTTCTCCAGGTGTTACTGGATCACAAGGCATTCAAGGTGTTCAAGGATCTCCCGGAGTAACAGGACCTCAAGGAGCGCAAGGATTGCAAGGAAGCCCAGGTGTAACAGGCGCAACCGGACCTACTGGTCCACAAGGAAATCAAGGTGTTCAAGGCTCTCCTGGAGTAACAGGTGTTACTGGACCTCAAGGCGCACAAGGCTCACAGGGATCTCCAGGTGTAACTGGTCCACAAGGAAATCAAGGTGTTCAAGGAAGTCCTGGAGTAACTGGACCACAAGGCTCTCAAGGTATTCAAGGAAGTCCAGGAGTAACAGGAGCAACTGGACCAACAGGTCCTGCTGGACAACAAGGTCAACAAGGATCTCCTGGAGTTACAGGAGCTACTGGACCACAAGGTGGACAAGGAGTTCAAGGATCACCTGGAGTAACGGGTGCAACTGGACCAACAGGACCTCAAGGGTCTCAAGGTCAACAAGGAAGTCCAGGTGTAACTGGTGCACAAGGAAATCAAGGAGTTCAAGGTTCTCCTGGTGTTACAGGTGCTATGGGACCTACTGGACCTCAAGGCACTCAAGGTAATCAAGGAAGTCCTGGAGTAACAGGTGTTACTGGACCTCAAGGTGTACAAGGTCAACAAGGAAGTCCAGGAGTTACTGGGGTAACTGGTCCAAGAGGTGCAACTGGTGTTCAAGGTAATCAAGGTAATCAAGGTAGTCCAGGTGTAACAGGAGCTACAGGTCCTACTGGTCCTCAAGGTCCTCAAGGTATTCAAGGAAGTCCAGGCGTAACTGGTCCACAAGGTATTCAAGGTCCACAAGGATCTCCTGGAATAGCTACTGGTGCAACTGGTGCTCAAGGATCTCCAGGTGTAACTGGTCCTCAAGGACCACAAGGATCTCCAGGTGTAACTGGAGCTACCGGACCTCAAGGTCAACAAGGTAATCAAGGAAGTCCTGGAGTAACTGGACCTCAAGGCATTCAAGGTGTTCAAGGAAGTCCTGGAGTTACTGGCGCAACAGGTCCTACTGGTCCTGCTGGACAACAAGGTATTCAAGGATCTCCAGGTATTACTGGATCACAAGGTGTTCAAGGAAATCAAGGATCTCCCGGAGTAACAGGAACTATAGGACCTCAAGGATTGCAAGGAAGTCCTGGAGTTACAGGTGCAACCGGACCTACTGGACCTCAAGGCACTCAAGGTAATCAAGGAAGTCCTGGAGTAACAGGTGTTACTGGACCTCAAGGCGCACAAGGCTCACAGGGATCTCCTGGTGTAACTGGTGCACAAGGAGGACAAGGTGTTCAAGGTTCTCCTGGGGTAACTGGACCACAAGGTCAACAAGGGTCACCTGGAGTAACAGGTGCCACAGGACCTACTGGACCACAAGGTTCTCAAGGTATTCAAGGAAGTCCAGGAGTTACAGGCGTTACAGGTCCTGCTGGCTCTCAAGGATTACAAGGTTCTCCTGGTGTTACAGGACCACAAGGTGGACAAGGGTTACAAGGCAGTCCAGGTGTTACAGGTGCTCAAGGTATTCAAGGTAATCAGGGATCTCCTGGAGTTACAGGTTCAATAGGACCTCAAGGATCACAGGGGTCTCCTGGAATTACAGGCTCAATAGGTCCACAAGGGTTGCAAGGAAGTCCTGGAGTAACAGGCGCAACTGGACCTACTGGTGCACAAGGAAATCAAGGAGTTCAAGGCTCTCCTGGTGTAACAGGCGCTACAGGTCCTGCCGGACAACAAGGTCAACAAGGATCTCCTGGTGTAACTGGACAACAAGGTATACAAGGAAATCAGGGATCACCTGGAGTAACAGGACCACAAGGTGGACAAGGTTCACAGGGTTCTCCAGGAGTAACTGGACCACAAGGCGGACAGGGTATTCAGGGGTCTCCAGGTGTTACAGGCGCTACAGGTCCTCAAGGATCTCAAGGTAATCAAGGCTCACCTGGAGTAACAGGCGCTACAGGTCCTCAAGGGTCTCAAGGTCAACAAGGCAGTCCTGGTGTAACTGGTCCGCAAGGTGGACAAGGAATTCAAGGTTCTCCTGGTATAACAGGACCTCAAGGGTCACCAGGAGTTACAGGACCTCAAGGATTACAAGGAGTTCAAGGGTCACCAGGAGTTACTGGTGCAACTGGACCTCAAGGTGCACAAGGAAATCAAGGAGTTCAGGGCTCTCCTGGAGTTACAGGCGCTACAGGACCAACAGGTCCTCAAGGGTCTCAAGGTATTCAAGGATCTCCTGGTGTAACTGGATCACAAGGTCCACAAGGCAATCAAGGATCTCCTGGAGTGACAGGACCACAAGGATCTCAAGGCAATCAAGGTTCTCCTGGTGTAACTGGAGCTACAGGTCCTCAAGGCGGACAAGGATTACAGGGAAGTCCAGGAGTTACTGGATCGCAAGGTGTACAAGGAACTCAAGGAAGTCCAGGAGTAACTGGTGCTATAGGACCAACAGGACCACAAGGTTTACAAGGTATTCAAGGAAGTCCTGGAGTTACTGGAGCAACTGGACCTCAAGGTCAACAAGGATCTCCTGGTGTAACTGGACAACAAGGTGTGCAAGGTAATCAAGGATCACCAGGAGTTACTGGAGCTATAGGACCTACAGGACCTCAAGGTGGACAAGGAGTTCAAGGTTCACCTGGAGTTACTGGTGCAACAGGACCTCAAGGTAATCAAGGTAATCAAGGAAGTCCTGGAGTAACTGGACAACAAGGAATACAAGGCGTTCAAGGATCACCAGGAGTTACAGGCGCTCAGGGTGTACAAGGAAATCAAGGATCACCAGGAGTTACAGGTGCTCAAGGAGTTCAGGGTAATCAAGGAAGTCCTGGCGTAACAGGACCACAAGGCGGACAAGGAAATCAAGGAAGTCCAGGTGTTACAGGCGCTCAAGGTATTCAAGGAAATCAAGGAAATCAAGGAAGTCCAGGAGTTACGGGCTCAATAGGACCTACTGGTCCACAAGGCAATCAAGGAGTTCAAGGATCACCCGGAGTAACAGGTGCAACTGGACCTCAAGGATCTCAAGGTCAACAAGGAAGCCCAGGTGTAACTGGTGCACAAGGAGGACAAGGTGTTCAAGGTTCTCCTGGCGTAACTGGACCAGCTGGCTCTCAGGGTAATCAAGGTAGTCCGGGAGTTACTGGTGCTACAGGTCCTCAAGGAGCGCAAGGCAATCAAGGTTCTCCGGGCGTTACAGGAGCAACTGGACCTGCAGGATCTCAAGGAATACAAGGATCTCCTGGTGTAACTGGACCACAAGGCGGACAGGGTATTCAAGGATCACCTGGAGTAACAGGAACTATCGGAGCAACTGGTCCACAAGGTGGACAAGGCAATCAGGGATCTCCTGGTGTGACTGGAGCAACTGGACCTCAAGGAGCACAGGGAGCACAAGGGTCTCCTGGAGTTACAGGTGCAACTGGTCCTGCTGGGTCTCAAGGATCACAAGGGTCACCAGGAGTAACCGGCGCTCAAGGCATTCAAGGTTCACCTGGAGTAACAGGACCTCAAGGTGCAACTGGTCCTGCTGGTGGTGTAGGTGCAGCTAATGGATTTATAGGTACATTTGCAAATACAAGTCTTGCAAGCGGTATATTAACTCTTACTCATAATTTAAATAATAGATATAGTTTAGTACAAGTTTATGATCAAGACGGTTATTTAATTAACCCAGATTATATAGTATCTACTAATGCAAATAATACAACTATTAATTTAACTTCTTGGGCATCTGGAATTTCTGGTATATGGCAAGTAGTTATTGGAGGGGCTCAAGGTGTAACTGGACCTCAAGGAGTCACTGGTCCATTTGGTGGTCCTCAAGGTTCACCTGGAGTAACAGGACCTCAAGGAGCAACCGGACCTGCTGGAGCTGGAATTAATTCATATGCTTCACAATCTTCTCCTGGTCTTGTATTAATGCCAGCTGGAGACTTACAAGGAACAGGATCTAGTGCTACTGGACCAACTATTAGTAAAATTTCTGGAAGTGCATCAGGAACAATTCAAATACCATCTGGAGTTTGGTTTACTAGTTATTCTGCTGATAAAATGTTACAATTAAATGATGCAGATGCAACCGGAATAAATTCTCTTATTGCAGATAAATTAGTCATTAATTGGAATGCAGTTCAAACTGGAATAAGATATCCACAAGATATATTATATGTTGGAGCATCTGCTGGTGATTTTCAACAAATTAATTTTCAAAATTTAAGTTCAGCTACAGGAGCTTCTACTGATTTTATTGCAACTAACAATCTTGGTGGTAATAGTGGATATTATGTAGATCTTGGTATTAATTCATCTAATTTTGGTGTTCCTGCAGGTATTGGTGGTCCAAATGATTCATATTTATATGCATCAAATCATAGACTTATTATTGGAACTATTGAACAAACAGCCACTGGCGTTATTAGTTTTATGGTTAATAATGGTGCAAATGAAGTATTAAGAATATTTAATGATGGTGGTGTACAAGTTGGCGGAACATTTATAAATTCACCTGGTATTGGTAATTTATTATTAGGCAATAATTTAGCAATGAGAAATCCAGGATCATCTGGAGTTATGTGGCAATCAGTGCAATCTGGTGGCGCATCATATGTAATGAATTACCCTGGAACTATTGGTGTTTCAGGATCAATTTTATCTACTGATGCTGTTGGAAATCTTTCTTGGGTTCCAAATGCTGGGGTTCCTGGCGCTCAAGGATCACCCGGACCAACTGGACCTGCTGGTAATAATTTAGTTTGGGTACAAAATGATGGTATAACTACTGCAAATGCATCAATACTTAATTTTGTTAGCCAAACAGTTACAACAGGAGCAAATAATAGTGTTACAATTAATCCATTAAAAAATTATGTTCAAGTTGGATTAACTGGTGTAATGGGATTTAATATTAATAATAGATATTCTGGTATTGCATCTGGTGCTATGATATATTGGAATAAAAATATAACTAATCCAATTGGCACAATTGGTCACACAACAGTAGGTACTGCTGCTGGATGGATAACAGTTGCAGATACTGGATTATATCAAGTAAGTTATAATCTTAATTTTACTGGTCTTCCATCTGGATGTGTTATATTGGCTCAACAATTTATTGGTGCTACTGGAGGAAATGGTAATAGAGGTTTTGGATCTGGTACCCCAATTGATCAATCTGTTTCTTTATTAAACAATATTACTGGTGCAGCTACAATTCCATGGGCTCTTTCGTTGTCAAAAACATATACAGTTATAATTCCATCTGGATCTAGTATTGAAACATATGTAAGTTATGCAAGAGGTGGTGGACCAGCTTCAGGTTTAAGTGGTATTTATTATGCAGCTACAGGAACATTTTTTGAATTAAGAGAAATTGGATCTGTAACATGACAGTAGTGGCATCACAGTTAAAACCTTTAAATCCATCTCCAATTGTTGCTTCTCCAGTAGTAAGTGGTGCAACCGGTCAGGCAGGTGTAACTGGACCAATTGGACCTACAGGACCAAGAGGAGCAACTGGACCAATTGGACCTACAGGACCAAGAGGGGCAACTGGAGTTGTTGGTGTAACTGGTCCTGCTGGATCTCAAGGTCAACAAGGAAGTCCTGGAATTACAGGTACAACTGGACCTCAAGGTGTTCAAGGTTCTCCTGGTGTAACAGGAGTTACTGGTCCTCAGGGCAATCAAGGTAGTCCAGGAATTACTGGTGCTATAGGTCCAACAGGTCCTCAAGGAGCACAAGGTGTTCAAGGTAGTCCTGGAGTAACAGGTCCTCAAGGAATTCAAGGAATTCAAGGTAGTCCTGGAGTAACTGGTCTACAAGGTGCAACTGGTCCACAAGGTGCAACTGGTCCAGCCGGTTCTCAAGGAACAGGAATTATTAGTGGTGGATGGTCAACTGTATATACAGTGGATTTTTCATCTCTTGTAACATCTGGTTCATTAGTACTATCAAATGGTGCAAATACAATTGATGGAAAAACATGGTATGTAGAAAATTCAACTAATGCTTCTGAACTTCGTGTTGTAAATGGAACTGGTCTTGTCATTGACCCTAATGCAACATTATCAGATATTGGAGGCTCAACACGTACAGCTCCAATATTTTCTACAAAACTTACAGATCTTGGTGTGGATTTTCCTGCATGTTCAGAAATCCGCATATGGGGAATGTTTGATACTTCTGGTATGGATCAAAATTTTGAACTTGTTTTATTTGGTATTGAAAACTTTCAAGTTAATGGAGCTACACAACAAAGAGCAGAAGTAATCAAATTTTGGAATACATCATCTGTCCAATGGAATTTTAGACGTACAAGTGGAACAACATCAACAAACTGTATTGAAACTAGTAATTCAACAGATGATGTGTTTGTTCTTCGTATGCGTGATCCTATGCATGTTGAAATTTACACTGGTGCAAGTTCTGCAGGTGCATTTCCTGATGTTGCCAATTTGCTATTTCGAGGTTATGTACTTTGGGCAGATTTGCAATCATATGGCGTGAGTAAAATTAAAGGAAAAGCAGATTTAGCGTTCATTTTTGCAGCAGCGCCAGTCAATACAAATAACTCATTTCGAGCATGGTTAAAAAAGTTTTTGATTGAGACTCGTTAATCAAATAGTTCTATTTATAAACTATTAAATACATATTTGAGCATATTTTAAAATTATTTAATTTAAAATTAAATTACACATTGATATAATAAGTTAAAGAAAGAGATTATAATATGGCTGAAGAAGTACGCGCCCCAGTTTCAATGTGTCTTATTGTTAAAAATGAGCCTCTTTTAGAACAAAGTTTATTATCAATTAGAAATTATGTTAAAGAAATTGTTATTGTAGACACCGGATCTACAGATGGTAAAACTCAAGAAATTGCAAAAAAATATGCAGATATTTTTGAAATATATATTGATTGTAATGATCCGGAAACTGGATTAATTGAAGATTTTTCTAAAGCACGTCAACGTTCATTTGAATTAGCAACTCAACCATGGGTAGCATGGATGGATGCAGATGATATTATTGTTAACGGAGAATTATTTAATAAATTAATTAATAATTATTCAGAAGAAGCAAAAACTCATGGTATTGGAATCATATTTCCATATGAATATTCATATGATCAAAATGGTCAATGTACATGTGTACATTATAGAGAAAGAATAGTATCAGATAAAAATAAATTTCACTGGGTTAATCCAGTACATGAAGTTCTTATAAATAATGATAATGCATGTATATTTTATACTCATGATGATATAATTTATAAGCATCAAAGACAATTTGGAACAAAAGTACCAGAAACTGGACGAAATTTACGTATACTTAAAAAGTATGTAGAAAAAGTGGGCGATTCTGATCCAAGACAATTATATTATATTGGATTGGAGTATTTTAATAGTGGTTTTATAGATGAATCTATTCAAAATTTATCAAAATATATAGATTTATCTGGTTGGGATGATGAAAGAGCAATGGCTGCTCTTAAATTGGTTGATATTTTTTTAATAAAAGAAGATTTAGAGAATGCACTTAAATGGGCATTCAAAACAATTGAATTAAAAGAAAATTGGGCAGAAGGTTATTTTGCTTTAGGAAAAATATTTTATTTTTTTGCTCAAAAAAATGGAGAAATTAAAAATTGGCAAAAATGCGTTTATTTTATCAAATTTGGATTAAGTTTACCACCAACCAAAACATTGCTTTTTATTAATCCAGTAGAAAGAGCTTATGAAATTCATAAGTTTTATAATTTTGCATTAAGTAAAATTGGAGATTTAAATACAGCATTAGATAGTGTTAATATTGCTTTAAAAAACAATCCAAATGATGAAGGTTTGCTTTTAAATAAAAAAATATATGAATTATATATAGCAAAAAATGAAATTAATAAATCAGTTAATATACTTTATAAACACCAAGAGCTCGATAAGCCATCTTGTGATGTAATTTCTGCACTTATTGATAAACAAATTATTGCAACCGAAAAAGATAAACTAATTAATTCTGATTTAATTACAGAACCACAATCTATTAGTAGTGAGCAATTAGAACAAATTTCTATTTCACTTTGGAAGCAATATATATTGTATGATGAAATTGATAAAGCAATAATATTTTTAAATAATGTTCCTAATATTATTAAAAATGCCCCTTCAATTGTTAAAGCAATTGATATTACAAATAAAGCAAAAAATAGCATTTATTATACATCAGAAAATTTTACAGATATAATAACAAATATTGTTACTACTTCTGCTATAAGTTCTAAAAAACTAGATATTATATTTTTCGCTGGCGATGGTGTTGAAATATGGACACCACAAACTATTAAAACAAATGGTATAGGTGGCAGTGAAACTATGTTAATGGAGCAAGCAAAACGTCTTGCATCATTTGGTCATAAAGTTAGAGTATATAATAGTTGTGGAAATTATGCAGGCTTTTATGATGGAGTAGAATATTTACAAACTGCCAAATATAATAATTTAAAATGTGATGTATTAGTTGTATCACGTAGAGCAGATATGTTATTAGATCAATATAATATTGAAGCAAAAATAAAATTATTATGGGTACATGATATTTATGCAGTTTGTTCAACAAATGAAGCTTTGTTAAAAGCAAATAAAATTTTAGCACTAACAAAATGGCATAAGCAAAATATAATAAATACTCATAATGTTTCTGATGACCACGTATTAGTTACTAGAAATGGAATTGATTTATCAAGATTTAACAAGCATATTAAACGAAATAAATTTAAAGTTGTAAATAGTTCTAGTCCAGATAGAAGTTGGCCAATATTATTAGATTGTTGGCCAAAAATTAAAGCATCTGTTCCTCAAGCTGAATTACATTTATTTTATGGATTTAAAAATTGGGAATTTTCAGCAAGATTTGATCCTGCGCAATCTGATTTAATTGCAAGATTAAAAAATCAAATTAAACAAATGGAACCATTAGGGGTTGTATTTCATGATAGAGTAAGTCAAGATGAATTAGCAAATCAATTTTTAAGTGCTGGTGTTTGGGCACATCCAACTTGGTTTACAGAAACATCTTGTATAACTGCTATGGAAGCTCAAGCAGCTGGATTAAGAATTGTAACATCTAGTATTGCAGCTTTAAATGAAACAGTATCTAATAGAGGTACATTAATTGATGGTGATTGGACTTCTGATACATATAAAGAAAAATTTATTGTATCAGTAATAGCTGCAATGCAAAATGATAATAATGAAGATAGAATTAAATTACAAGAATATGCAAAAAATAATTTTGATTTAGACTCTTTGGCAAAAGATTGGGAAAAAATGTTTTATAATTTAATTGAAGAATCCAAAACAAATCCAATGCCAACATATCAGCCTATAAATGAATATAGAAAGTGTTAAATTATGAGTGATTTGCTTAATAAATCAAAATTTTGGAAAGCCATTCAAAATAGTAATAATATAGAAATACAAAAGCCATTAGTTAAAATTAATATAGGTGCAGGTCCAAATATATTTCCATATGATGGTTGGATTAATTATGATCATGAAGAATTTCCAGAATATTTTTCATGGTTAAGAACTACAGATTTGTTAGTTCCTGGAGATAATTGGCAATTAGATGGTCCTGGCTCATTAGAAAATTTAAAAAAGTTACAAAAATATTTAATTGAACATAATTCTATTAACTATGTTAAACATGATTTAAGAAATAAATTTACACAACATAATGATAATAGTGTAGATTTAATATATGTTGGACAAGTAATTGAGCATTTAAATCCTGTTCATGAAGCACCTGCATTTATTTTGGAATGTTATAGAATGATGGCTCCAGGCGGTATAATAAGATTAACAACTCCAGATTTAGACCTTCTTATTAGTGCTTATATAAATGGTGAAATGAATAAATTTAGTAAAGATCAGCCAGAATTTTACAAAATGGTTAATCCAGCAATGCAATTATCATATATTATGTTTGGAGCTACTGGTCCAAATTGTACATTTAACAATTATGAAGGACATATGTGTATGTATAATAAAGAATCAATGTTTAATTTATTAAAGAGTGCTGGATTTAATAATATAGAATTTTATTATGAATTAGGTAAAAGTAAAAATAAAATAATGGAAAAAGAAGTAATTGATGCTGGAATTAGTCATTCTTTTATAGTAGAGGCTATTAAATGAAAATTGGAATTATAGCTCCTAATTATTATCCAATACCATCTCCACATCATACAGGAGAATATTTAATATTAGATCTTGTAAAATCATTGATTAAAATGGGACATGATATAAGTTTATTTGCACCTTTAGGTACAGATCCTTCTGGAGCAATATTATATGAAATGCCATGTTCAAATGGATCTGCAGAAATAGATTCTTCAAAATATGAAGAACAATGTTTTAATATGCATTCTAATGTTTTAAGAAAATTAGATGTAATACATGATTTTAGTATTGGAAAAAGAATTGCTGAAATTTTTTATAATGAAGGAAAAACAAATGTTATTTGTTCTCCATTATCTGGATCTTGGAATGTACCAAATCCTTCATTTAATATTACTTGTTGGTCAAATTCCATGAGAGATCGAGCTTTGCGTGGAGCTACAGATTATGAAAATACGCCGACACCAAATGCAAATACTAAAGTATATAAGCCAATTAAAAATGCACATGTAGTTTATGCTGGAATTAATACTAATTGGTATGTTCCAACATATAATAAAAAAGACTATTTTTTATGGCTTGGAAGATGGCACGAAGTTCGTGGTTATCGAATGGCTATTGAAATAGCTAAAAAAACTGGTATTAATCTTATTATGGCTGGCGAGCATCCAGATAGAGAAAAATTTGAATATCAAAGAAATTGTGTATATGAAGCATTAGATTTAGCATCAGGATTTTCAAATATAAATTTTGAATGGTTACCTCCAGATCCATATCATCATGAAAGAAAAAGAGAGCTTTATCAAGGAGCAATTGCGCTTTTAAATACAGTTCAATTTCAAGAGCCATTTGGATTACAACAACCAGAAGCTATGGCATGCGGAACACCAGTAATTGGTAATAGATTTGGAGCATTATCTGAAACAATTACTAATGGAATTACTGGTTATTTGTGCGATAATTCTATAAATGATTTTGAAATTGCTATTAAAATGATCAATAAAATTGATCCTAAAATATGTAGAGAGCATGCTGTTTTAAGATTTGATAGAGATCAAATGGCAAAATCATTTTTAGCAGAATATGAATTAGTTACTAATGGAGTAGTTTGGGGAGAAATTCCACAAAAAGTCAATATACAAACAAACATACAAACATTTAAAAATAAACAATTTAAAACCATAATAGGAAATGCTCATCCAGATTACTCAAATGATACATTTGAAAAAGAAGAGCATGAATTTAGAGAAAAATATTGGAATATAAAAGAAAATGATGTTGTATTTGACATTGGATCATCATATGGATCATATGCATTAACTGCTAGCGTTATGGGTGCAAAAGTATATGCTTTTGAGCCTGAACCAAATGTATTTTGTGATTTATTAACAAATATTACAATTAATAACTGGCAAACAAGATGTTATCCATTTAATTTTGGTTTATATAGTTCTGAAACATCAGTTGATATGAAAAGTTATGCTCCACATTGGCCAGCATTTACAATTTCTCAAGATTATAAAGTTAAAACTTTAGATCAAATAGTAAATGAATTGCAAGTTAATAAAATAGATTGGATTAAAATTGATGTTGAAGGTGTTGAAGAACATGTTATTTCTGGTGGCTCTCAAACAATAGCAAAATTTAAACCAAATATGATTATTGAATGTCATAATTTTATGAATCCAAACATTTCTAATAATGTTAAAAATTTATTATTATCTATGGCAGATTATGAGTTTGAAGAAATAATTAGAGAGCCATGTGTGTTGTTATATGCTAAGCCAAAGGTATAATATGAAATTTGCTATTTTTTTGGGAGAGTTTAGTGTTGGAGCAAGACCACTTGATTTTAATCATATTTGGGATAGTCCCAGAGGATTAACGGGCACAGACTTATCTACATTAATGATAAGTAAAGAATTAGTTAAATTAGGACATGAAGTTTATTTATTTACAGTTCATTCAGATCCTAATGCAGTTTTAGTTCCATGGGACGGTGTAATAACTTGTCATTATAGAGATAGATTTACAGTAATTGATGATAGTTTTGATGTATTGTTATCAATTAATGAGCCCGATTCTTTAAGAGGTATAAATACAAAAGCATTTAAAGTTTGCTGGGAATTTTTAAATGATTTTAATTTTTGTCAACCGGGATTTGATGATTTAGTTGATTTGTGGTTAAGCCCAAGTCAAATGTTATTAGAGCATTTAGTTAAAGTAGGAAATTTGAATGCAAGCAAATGGGAAATGTTACCATTAGGATGTGATCCGAATTTATATGAAGATAAAAGGGTTCCTGGAAGAGTAATTTGGACATCATCTGCTGATAGGGGTCTTCATTGGTTATTACAAGAATGGCATAAAATTAAAAAAGCTGTTCCAGAAGCTCATCTTAAAATATTTTATCATTTTGGTTATGATAATATAATTAATATAGAAAATAATGCTGCTCCTTATTTATTAGAAATTGCACAAAGAGTAAGATATATTAGGGAAGCTATTAAAAGATTAAAGACATTAGATGTAGAACATGTTGGATCAGTTAGTCGAGAGAGATTAGCAAAAGAAATAAGTGAAGCATCTGTTTTTGCATATAGTACAGATACTGTTATGTTTTCAGAAGGCTTTTCTGTATCAACATTAGAAAATTTAGCAGGATTTACGGTTCCAGTTATTTCTGATACTGATTGTCTTGGTTCTATTTATAAAAATTCTGGAGCTGTTGTTATAAAGAGCCCAATTAAAGATAATTTAAATGAATTTACTGATGCAGTTATTAAAGGTCTTACAGATAAAAGGTATGCAGATAGCGTTATAGATAAATGCAGAATATTTGCACATCAACATTCTTGGAATAAATTAGCAATAAAACTTCAAACTTTAATTGAAAGACATAAAAGTGAAAAATAAAGAATATACAGATTTAGTAGACAAAAAGGAATATCCAGATGAACCTTTAGTTCCATTAGATGCGCCATTTATTAATAATGCTGGTGTAATTCAAAATATTTTAAATACAAATATTAATGGGGCAGCAATTATTACTAGTAAAAAAGGATCTGTAAGATCAAATCATTACCATAAAGAAGATTGGCATTATTTATATGTAATATCTGGATCTATGCAATATTTAGAAACAGATGTAGAAACTACATATAATGGTTGGCAAAAAGATTTTATTGTTAAAGCTGGAGAAATGGTATTTACACCACCAATGAAACTTCATCGTACAGTATTTTTAGAAGACTGTGTAATGATTTCTTTTTCTAAACGTAATAGAGATCACAATTCTCATGAAGAAGATGTAATAAGAGTCAATATACCATGATGTTTACATTTCGACATATAAATAGAGCGGTATATCCTACTAAACATATTTTAGTTTGTGAAGACAATTTACAAAATCAAGAATTAATAGCTAAACATTTAAAAGAATTATTTGGTGACGAACAGCTTGTACAATGTAGTTTTGTTTGTGGGGGATTACAAGCATCAAGTATTTTACACTATTGTAAAGTAGATTTAATTTTATTAGATCATGATATGCCTTCAGGCAATGGAATTGATTTAATGAATTGGATGAAAACTTATAATTGTAATGTTCCAGTTATAACATTTTCTGGAATACCACAAAACAATATAATGTTAATGAAAGCTGGAGCAAATTATTTATTTTCAAAACATGAAGTTATAAATGGCAAAGCTGATAATTTAATTAAAAGTATTTTAAATATGTAAGGAAAATATTAAATGAAAAAATGTGTAATAGAAAATTGTGATAATAAATATCATGCCAAAGGATATTGTCAAAGACATTATGTTAGAATGAAAAATGGAAGACAAATACCAGGTCCAAATAGACATAATCCTAATGGATCTGGATGCATAGATGGTAGGGGTTATAGAGTTATTTCTATAAATGGTAGAAAAATCACTGAACATCGTTTAATTATGGAAAAATATTTAGGCAGAGAATTATTATCAACTGAATCTGTACATCATAAAAATGGTAATAGATTAGATAATAGAATTGAAAATTTAGAATTATGGTCCAGATATCAACCAAATGGTCAGCGTGTAAGTGACAAAATTATTTGGGCAAAAGAAATAATTAATATTTATGTAAATAATGATGAAGACTGGAGGCTTCCTTGAATATTAATTATTGCGGATTATGTAAATCAAAAAAATTAATAGATATTATGTCATTAGGAGATACTCCATTAGCTAATGAATTTTTAGAAGAACAAAATTTAAATCAAGAATTATTTCCGCTTAATTTAAAACAATGTTATAATTGCAAAAATGTACAATTAGACTATGCTGTTGATCCAAACAGGCTATATAAAAATTATGTATATGTATCTGGTACAAGCTATATTAATGTGCAACATTTTAAAGATTATGCCGATAATGTTTTACAAAAATTTTTTCAAAAAACACCAAAAGAAAATAGTTATGATAATTTACTAATTGATATTGGAAGTAATGATGGTACTTTCTTAAAACATTTTGGTAATAAAATAAGAACAATTGGGGTTGACCCAGCAACTAATATAGCAAAATCGGCAATTAATTCTGGAATTAAAACAGTTAATCATTTTTTTAATGCAATAGTCGCTAGAAACGAAATATTAGAATTATTAAAAACCACTCAAACTGCGCCATACAAAGCAAAAGTAATAACGGCTAATCATGTTTTTGCGCATACACAAGATCTACATACTATAATTGATGGCGTTAAATTACTTCTTTCAGAAGATGGAACATTTATATTTGAAAATTCATATTTATTAGATATGGTTAATAAGGGTATTTTTGATGTAATTTATCATGAACATTTTTATCATCATCATTTAACGCCACTTGTTAAATTATTTAAAGAATTTAATATGAGAATATATGATGTTGAAAGACTACCAAATCAACATGGCGGATCATTTAGAGCTTACGTATGTCATGATAATGAAATTACAAATAATTCAGTAGAATTTAAAGAAAAAGAAATTGTTCAAAACTTATTAGATGAAGAAAAAATAATGAATACTCATTTAGCTGATAAGTTTAAAGAAAAAACTATTAATTTAGTAAATAAATTATGGAATGAAATACCAAATTCTCCTAAAGTAACAGTTGGTATATATGGTTATCCTGCTAAAGCAACTTCTCTTGTTAGATTTTGTAAATTAATTAAATCTGGCAGATTTGATTCACGTATAAAATTTATAGTAGATGACGCAATATTAAAACAAGGTAAATATATTCCTGGAGGAGAATTTAAAGTAGAATCTCCAAATGTAATAAAAGATTATCAACCAGATTATATGATAATATTGGCTTGGAATTTTGCAGAATCTATTATTAAAAATCATCCTGAATTTAAAGGTAAATGGATTATTCCACTACCAGAATTAAAGGTTATATAATGAAAAAAATATTAATAACTGGAACTGCAGGATTTATATTTTCTAATTTTCTTAGAAAAGTAATTAACAATCATAAATATCAGTTTGTAAGTATTGATAAATGTGTTCATCCATATAATATTAATAATATTTTCAATCATGAAAATCATAAATTTTATCTTGGAGATATTGGTGATGCACATTTTGTATCAAATGTATTTAAAATTGAAAAGCCAGATTTTGTAATACATGGTGCTGCTGAATCTTTTGTTGATGATGCAATAAAAAATGCTAAAAATTTTACATATTCTAATGTTCTTGGAACTCAAAATATAGTTGATGCATGCTTAGCATATAATATTGAAAAAATGGTTTACATTTCAACTGATGAAGTATATGGACATTTAACATCAAAACAAGATTTATCTTGGGATGAAGAATTCTTTCCAAGACCACGAAATCCATATAGTGCAACTAAATATGCTGGAGAGTGTATTGTATATGCCGCTCATGAAACTCATGGATTAAATTATAACATAACTAGAACTTGTAATAATTATGGTCCTCGTCAACCTCCCAGAAATTTGGTACCAAAAATTATAACTTGCCTAATGAATGATGAACCAATACCAGTTCATGGTGATGGGTCTAATATTCGAGAATGGTTATATGTTGATGATAATGTTGATGCAATTATGAAAGTATTGGAAGATGGTGCGCCAAGTGAAATATATAATATTGGATCTGGAGTAGAATTAACTAATATGGAAATGATTCATGAAATATCTTTAGTTATGAATAAAAAGCCAATTATAAATCATATTAAAAATAGACCAGGTCATGATTTTAGATATTCAATTAATTGTGATAAAATAAAAAATTTAGGGTGGCGAAAGCAACATTCATTTGATAATGCAATTGATAAGACCATTTCATGGTATTTAAATAATAAGGATTCATTTAAATAATTTATTAAAATAATATGAATAATTATGAATTATTTTAATAAATGGAGTAAAAATGGGATCCAATAATTTTTATACAAAAACATCATCTGCTAGTTTTATAGTTAGAAATATAGCTCCACAAAATAAAAGACTAACTGTTTTTGGCACACCAATTGAATATGGAATGACTTATGATTTATTGTCAATTCCAGAAATATCTGAAGCAGATATTAGAGAGTCTTTATTAAAAGGTGAATTAGCAAATAAAATTCAAAAAAGACAAATACAAATTGTTACATCTACTATTGATGTAATTTCATCAATTAAATTTCAACCAGGAGGATTGCCATCCTTAGGAGTAGTAACTACTTGGGCAGATTTAATCGCAGTTATTGATCAATCTAATGTTCCTCTTAATATTTATTTTGATAGTGTTTCATATTCTAATGGAAAATACTCAATTCCAGCAGGAACTTATAATATGAAAAATTCATCTATAATTGGTGTTAACTTTGGATATCCATATAATGAATTAGATATATCTAATGGAGTAATTTTACAAAATATAAAAGAATTTAGAGATAATATTAAAATTGATTTTCAAAATAATACTGTAGGAGTTTCTCAAATATCAAATGAGCAATATGGGGTTGTAATTTTTGATAATGTTAGGGTGACATGTTCTGGAACTACAAATGGAATATTAATACCTACAACACAATTAGGATTTTTAATTGAATTTAGAAATCAAGCAATATTTCAACAATATGCTTCTAATACAGTTAAATTGATAAAAGTAGGAGCTGGAGCATTTGCAACTTTAAGATTTTTATCATCTCCTGGTGGTACGGCTTGGTTTCAATATATAATAGAAGCTGCTGATAATACTGCAATGATAAGTTTTGCTCATGTTGGTCCTATAGCTGCTCCAACACCTGGATCATGGATTATTTCTAATGGTTTTACTGCTGCTAATACTCTTATTGAAGATCCTCAAGGTATGGCAATGACAACTGCCAATAGAAATTCTATTGGATCAAATATATCAAAATCTGCAGGTAATTGGTATTATGATACCACTGTAAATAAACCAGTTTATTGGAATGGTTCTGCATGGGTTGATTCACAAAATGTTTCAGTTTAAAATTATTAGATAATTAGCAATATATTTAAAAGAAAGAATTAAGTCAAATGAAAAATATAGTTTTAATTGGTGCTGGAGCTTGGGGTAAAAATTATATTAAAACTTGTTTAGATTTTCCAAGAATTAATTTAATTGTTGCTAATAGAAATAACTGGAAAAATTTAATAGATGAAAAGCCAGATGGTGCTATTATTGCAACACCACCAGACTCTCATGTAGATATTGCTTTATATTGTTTAGAAAAAGATATTCCAGTTATAATTGAAAAACCATTAGCATTATCTTTAAATGATGCAAAAAGATTGGAAAAATATTCTGATAAAATTCTTGTAAATCACATTCATTTATTTTCATATAATTATCAAAATATGAAAGCTCTTGTTGATTTAAGCAAAATCAAAGAAGTAAGAACATGTGGAACTGGACCAGTTAAAAGAGAATATTCAAATTTATTTGATTATGGAGTTCATGATTTATCTTTAATATTTGATTTGTTGGGAACTAATCCATTAGAAATTAGTGCATTTAAAGTAGATGGTTGGTATAGAATTGATTTAAAATATCCAGAAGCTGAAACTCATACTATAACTGGTGTATGTTCCGCTAAAGAACGATCATTATCAATTAAAACAAATGAATTTAATATTTATTATGATGATCTTAAAAAAGAAAAATTACCATGGACACCATTACATAATGTAATAGATACATTTATGGATTATATTGAGTGCGATTTAAGAGATTATAGAATGGGCTTAGATATGTCATTTAAAATCTTAGAAACATTAGAAAAAATAGAAAAATCTATAAATGAGTAATATTACTGCATATATTCGATAATATTTAATTGGAGATATAAATGGCGCATCCTTATCTAAGAAAAAGAAGAAATCCTGATAAATATAATTTTTTTAAAAGATTATCAGTATCTTGGAATCAATTTGGAGCCATTGATGGATATACTAATGGACCAGCAACAGGATATATGAATGCTGATGGATATGGACCAGATATTGTTATTCCGTTTGTAAGTCAATCATTATTGCTTATTACAGAAGGTGCTGGAACATCAAATGTAGTTGAATATTCTTTTGATGGAGTAACTGTTCATGGAGATTTGACTCCAACAAAGAAAACAGAAATGTTATTATTTGATAATAGACAAATTAATTTTATTTGGTTTAGAATAAAATCTGGCTCAACTGGACCTGTTGATATAAGAATAGAAGCGTGGTCAATATCATAAAGATTTTATAAATGAAAAGAAGTAAGTTAATTAAAAATAAATGTGAAATTGAATCTTGTAATGTAACAGATCCAAATCTACTACAATTACATCATATTATAGAGCGCACAGAAGTTAATACTTGCAATGATAATATTAATCTTGCAATTTTGTGTGGAAATTGCCATTTATTAACACATAGTGGTAGATTAAAGATTATTGGCGTTTATCCATCAACCAAATTACCAAATAAAAGAACATTAGTATATGAATTAGATGGAAAGAAAAATATTGATATTGATGAGCCTTATATTCAAATAAAGGCTAAATCATTTAAAATTTATAGGTGAGTGATGGACAATAGTTTAAAAATAGATATGACAGATCCAAATAATTTAAATAATACTGTTTTATCTGAAAAAGAAACTAGAAGAAGAATGTTAATGCATGCTAAAATGGTTGGCTGTGAAAAAGATATGCTTATTTTATTTGCAAAAGCAGATAAATTGTTAAAAAATTGTACTAATGAAAAAGAAAGACTTGATATTGCAAAATTATTTGTTGTAGAAGTATATCGTTTATTAGGTGGTGGTGGCGAGTTATATATAAATAATGAATTAGTATGTAAGGATATTTAAAGGAATTAAGATGGTTGATAATAGTAAATTTGTTGGTGAAGTGTTGTGGTTTGACTCAAAAAGAGGGTATGGTTTTATAGGTTGGGATAAAAGTAGCGTAAAACAAAAAGATCTTTTTGTTCATTTTTCTGATATTACTTGTGAAGGATTTAAAACTCTTTATAAAGGACAAAAAGTTTCATTTGGATTAGGCGTTAATAAGCATGGAGATCCAAAAGCAACAGAAGTTATTGTTTTAAAGCATTAATTTATTTTTCAATAAATAAAGATATAATTTGAACTACTAATCCTAATAATCCAGTAATAAATAATACTTGCATTTTGAAGGTTTCTTTATTTAATTCTTCATTTTGTTTGATGATTTTATCAAGTTTTTCTTGTGTTTTTTTATCAGATTCATCTGATTTATTTAAAAAACTAATTATTTCTTCATTTTGATCGGCAACACCAGTTTCAACCTCAATAGCTTTTCTGTTGACTTCAATAATAAGCTCTAGGTCTTTTTTATTTAAATGTTCGCTAATTGGAGGAGTTGGCATTTATAATTCTCATAAATTGTTAAGATTTTTTTTCTTTCTTCTATTCTTTATTTTAGTAATTACAGTATCACATTTTTCATTCAAACGAGTATACTCCTCTTGAACTTTAATTGGATCAGGATTTTCAGCAACAGATTCTGCTAAAACTGATTCAATTATTTTTGATTTACTTAGACCCATTTTTATTCCTTATGTTTTTGAATTTTTATTTCATCCAAAAGTGCTAAGTCTGCATTTTCTTGAGCAAATTTTTCTTCTTCTTCTTGTTTTGTTATTTTATTAACAATTCCATCAACATATAATTCTTCATAATCAACATGGTCTATTTTTAAAATAGATTTTCCTCTTCCTGGAAGATATGTTCCATTTTCTGACCACATATTTGATTCTTTGTCATACATAGTACTAATTACTGCCATATTATTATTAGAAATATTTGTTGGTGCAACTTTTCTTACAACAATAAATTTATTTTTTTTAAAAATTGATCCGTTTTTAGCAGATTTTTCAAGCTCTTCTAATGTATAATCATAATGTTTATTATCTAATAAATTAATTGATGAAAAAGATTTAACTGTTAAGTTTAGATCTGCTAAACTAACATTCATTTTAGACATATTTGTTATCCAAAATTCTTTTTTCATACAACTCCTCATTTATAATGTAATGTTATTAATAAAATTATAGTTAATAATAAAGCATACATGAGAGGTGCTCTGTGCAGGTTTTATCATATTTTCCAGGTCAAGAAGTTACAATAATTTTGGAATCATTTAATACTGATGGCTATAGAGCTGATGGTTATCAGTTACCAGATGGTTATATCTTGCCAGGAATTCGCAGGATAGTAAAACCAAATTTTACTGAAATGGATAATTATCCTACAAATATGACAAGGCTAGATACTGGTTTATTTTATTATAAATTTACTTTGCCAAAGGGCGCCACAGCTGTTGGAAGTTATCTGGTTGATGTTGCGTATTATGATCCAATATCAACTAATACAAAGCAAACGCTGTACCAAATAGTTGTTACAGCGCCATATGGAAACTTTAGCACAGGAACAGGATAAATATGGCAATTAAAGCTCGTGGCGAATTAATTGATGTTACAGATCAGGTTAATTTAACTGTACAATTTAAAGATCCATCTGGCAACCCTGTCGATGCTGATTCGTTCCCAAAAATTTCTATCATTCAACCAAGCGGTTTAGTACTTTTAGCCCCAACATCAGTGGGAATAACAAGAGTTGATGTTGGTAAATATTCCTATATTTTTACAGTTCCAATTAATGGTCCTTATGGTGTTTTTAATGATGTTTGGCTTGCTTATATAAATGGATTTAGAGTTGAAACAACATTTCAATTTGTTGTGGCTCACACTCAAATGCCAGCAATTAATACAGACGGTTATGTTCATTTGGGAGATGATCCTGGATTTAATTATTCGCAAGCGGCAATTAAAAATATAAATAAATTGATTAAATCTGTAAGGGCAAGATTGAATAGTGCTGGCAAAGCTAAATCTACAGATGCATATGGGAATGTTGTATATGTAGATTGTGATATTTTTTCAGTAGATATGTTTGTTACATTTTTAGCAACTGCTTTATGGGATTTTAATCAAGTTCCATATTTTACATTTTTTCAATTTGATGATGATGCTTTTGTTGAACAATTTGGAGAAATTTTAGTTGAAGGTGCAACATTATATGCTTTAGCATCTAAAGCCTTAATAGAACGTGGTAGAGAATTTCAAATAACAGATAATAGTATTAATTTTAATCCACCAACAGTTTCTGAAATGTTAAATACACAATATAATACTCTTTTAACATCATATACTGAAAAATTAAAATATATTAAAAATTCACTTAGACCGGCTCCAAAAGGACTTGGTGTATTTAGTATGAACAGTTCTATCAACCCGGCTTTTGCAAGATTGAGGCACTTGAGAAGTAGAAGAATTTATTAATGCCTTATTTTATTAACTCCATCAACAAAATTCTGTTTTGCTGAATATGGTCTTAAATTGTCTAATGACCAACATTTCTTAAACTCATCATCATTCATCGAATTATATTTAAAAGTTGAATGAGGAATTATATGATCAATCTGCCATGCCCATGTAGATTGATCATCATCTTTCCAAGTTTTGGGGCTATATTTTCCATAGTTATTCCAAGTCATCCATGGCTCAAATTGTTTTTCTAAATGATTTTTTAACTCCTCAATTGAATATTCTAAATATTTTATTGTAGATTTTCGATTTTTTGAAAATCCATTTGATTTTAGATGAAAATTAATATTTGCAGATATATTGCATTTTAATTTAAAATTTAAATCAGTAGATCTGCGTTCTTTTAAATATTGATTTTGATAGTCTTTTATTTTAGTCTTATTTTTAATAGCATATTGCTTGGCAGAATTAATAATTGTTTTTTTATTATCAACATAATATTGTTGATTATATTCTCGTTTTTCACTCTTATGATCACTATAATATTCTTTTCTATCTTCTAATATTTTATCTTTATTAGATTCATAATATTTTTTTTTCTGATTTAGAATTTTACTTTTATTATCTTGATAATAAGATAAGTCATATTTGTGTTGATATTCTTTAATCTTATCAAGATTATTTTCTTTATATTTTTTTATTATTTCAGTATTACATAAACGACATATGCCGCCGCTTCTTTTAAATTGACAATTAGAAAAAGCTATATCTTCTTTTATAATTTTGCATTTACCACATTTTTTCATATTAGCCTCATAACTAATATATCACACTATTGGTAGAAGTTAAAGTTATTTAGTTGCAAACTTGTAAAACAAATTTGCAGATTGTAATAAGAATGAACTTTTATTAATTGATGGTAATGGGCAAATAACGCTTAAACTGTCAGTATTTATACCATTATCTCCACTCCATAAACAAATTTCATTTATTTCAAATGTAATTGGCTTAATTTTAAAATCTTTAATTTCTTTATCAGCATATGATAAAGTAATATGAGGCTTATAGTCTTTAAATGTTTTTAAATAATCAATTTCTGCTTTATCTAAATGTTTTTTAAGATTTTTATTAATTTTTTGCAAATCTTCAGATTTAATTGGAGAAATAATTGGACAGGGATTATTTTCTCTTTTTGGAAAACATGAGACTTTATTTAAAGTAATTTCAAATGGTTTTATTTCTTTGCATGCATCATACATTGCTTCTAAAGATTTAGATACATTTTTAATTGGAATGTTATCTTCAAAACAAATTAATGTAATATGCATGTCTGATGTATCTGTTTTTTCGCCATCAATTTCAATTTTTTTTAATTCGTTACATATTTTTGTTGGTATTTTTATTCCAATAAATGCCATTTTTATCCTGACGTTAATATATCTGTGCATTAAAATATATAATAATGCAGATATTTTATAGGAGTTACGTATATGAGTAAATTTATTGATCGTTTAAATATTTTGGCTGATAAATTTGAAAGAAATTTGGTCAAAAAAGCTCAAGAAGCAATGCCATTACAAGAGCCAACGGTATCAGATGTTTATGCGTTTCAAAATTGGTTAGATTCTAATTTTCCTCAAGCAGCTAAAAATAAAATAGCAAATGAAATTGCAAATACTATTCCAGATGATTTAAATTCACTTTCAATCAGTTTAGGTGTAGCTAATAAAGCATTACAAATTGTAGCATTAGTTAATGGTTCTCCAAATAAAACTGCACTTGATATTGTAAAAAAACATGTTGCTCCTAAAATAGCTGGACAATTAGCTTCTTTCCCAGATAAATCAAAATATAATGGATGGATAACTTATCCAAAATAATATGAAAAAAGAAGAAAAAATACCATTATCTGATGTAAAAAAACTTCCTTTTAAAAGTCTTATGAGATTTATTAATAAAGGAAAGTCTTTTATTAAAAAAGATAAAGTTATGATAAAAACATTTAAAGAATATGGTGTTGATATCAATGAAATTGATTTCATCCCAACATATTTTAAAGATCTTGATGTTTCAGCAAAAACTGATCATGGTATTGTTTATCTTAATTATAAGCTTTTAACTGATGGTGATTTTTTTAAAGATTTTTCATATTTAATTCATGAATATACTCATTGGCTTCAACAAACAACTGGAAACAAACCAACTCAAAGCTCAGATGATGGTAGTTATTTAGATAACCCTGCAGAACAAGAGGGATTTCAAAATCAAATTGATTTCATTTCTGACCATTTTGGTGATGAAGAAGCCAATGATTATGTAGATAATTTACTTGATCATCATGATATTACATCCAAAGATGAGAAGAATGACAAAAAAGAAATATTAATGTCTAAAGTCTAACTATAGTATATATACACTCTCCCTATAATAATACCCCATGTATTTGTCGAGAGTTGCTTGCATAATCTTAAAAATAATTTTTCTATAAAAGGCTAATAAAGCAGAATAATAGTATGGTTTATTATCCGCAATATGTTAATGTTGGTACAGATGCTGTCAGCTCTATGGGCGACGGATCAACTATTAATGTAAAATGGTTTCAAGCAATACCAACTGATGGTTATAATATTGCTTATCATATTTATTATTCTACAGAAAAAGAAAAAGTATTTTATGATGGAGTTAAATACATATCAATAGACTCTGCATTAGAGGCTAATTTAATTGGATTAACTCCAGGTCAAGAATATTTTATTGCTGTTAGACCTGTAGAATATAATCCACTTACAACTGATTTGACAACATTATCTATTGCATATGATAATCTTAGAGTTTATCCAAATAGTTTATTAAGATCAAATATATCTGCAACAGATTTAACAATTCCATTATTAGATATTACGGGTTTTCCCTCAACTGGAATTATTAAAGTTGGAGTAGAATTAATACAATATTTATCTGTTGACACATTTAATAATAATTTAGTTTTATCATCTATCAGTCAAAGAGGAATTCCAAATACAGAAGCAAGATCTCATACAACAGATGGTTATGATGGTTATTATACTTGGGATCCAATGGTAAGTTATTTTACATTAACTGAATCTAGAAATTTTGATAGAATATATGCATGTCAATCAAGATTTGAATATCCAAATTATGCTTATACACCTGTAGATGGTTATTTGCAAGTTAATAAAGATTTATTGTCATCTGATTTAAGTGCAGCGGAAGCAACTAATTTAATTTATCCAAGTTATGATTATGCGGGTTGGCATAGAACAGATCCGGTTCAATTATTAAATGGAACATGTGTTGGAAGCTATATTGGTGGTGAAATGGGATGTATTGACCAATATGGAAATGTTCAAATGATTAGAGGATTATCTGTTCAAGATCAAAATAATCAAAGACAAGAAATGTTATTAAGCGTTACTGGAAGACCAGCAGTTCTTATTAAAAGATCTCATACTGGAATTGTTTGTTCATGTTATCTTGCAACTGGAGAGTATCCAGATGACAGATGTCCAAAATGTTATGGAACTAAATTTGTATTTGGTTACGAACAATTTTTTAATCCAAGAAGATCTGATGGAAGAATTATGGTTAGAGTAAGTCCTGCAGAAGAAACAACAAAAATGTATGAAGCGGGATTAGAGTCAGAATTTCCAATTGATCTTTGGACTATGGCTTCGCCAATAATAAAACAAAGAGATGTATTGGTTTTATTTGATCAAGATAATAATGAAGAATTTAGATATGAAATATTAAGTGTAAGTAGAAATAATACCTTAAATGATTTAATGGGTGGTCAAAAAATGCGTGCAGTAAGAATTAGAAAGACTGATCCTGCATATCAAATTAGAGTTTTTAGAGATACAAGTATGTTCCCAGAAAAACTTAATACTGGAATTGGTATGGCATCAAATATTGCTCCACATACTCATGAAATTGTTATAAATGAAAACATAACATCAGTTTCTCAATTAAATCAAACAACTAATGTAGTGCAAGGTCATAATCATCCAATAATAAATGGTGTTGTTATGGAAGTTTTAGGTCATACTCATAAGATAATAATCTAATTACGGTCATGTGCATATTTTACTATTCAACCATGACCTTTTATATATATAAAATAACCAATCTAATAAATAATAAAATCTATATTGGGAAAACTGGAAACTCACAGGAAAGATGGGAAAAGCATAAAATAATAGCTATTGGTGGTAAGGAAAAATATCCTAAACATTATTATCCAATACATGCAGCATTAAATAAATATGGTATAGTAAATTTTACATTTGAAATAATAGAAAACTATAATGAAGAGCAATTATCTTATGAAGCTGAGAAAAAATGGATTAATTACTATAAATCTAATGATTCAAATTATGGTTACAATTTAACTATTGGTGGTAGAGGTATTATTAGTAATAAGCCAGTTTCAATTGAAACTAGAAAAAAAATATCAGCTGCGCAAAAAGGAAAAGTAAGAAGAAAAAACTATACTAATTCTGAAGAATTAAAAAATAAAATGAAAGAACTATCATTACATAATAAAAATATTTTAACAGAAAGTATGAAAATAGAAATACTTGATTTATTTAATAGTGGTAATTTTACAAAGAAACAATTGGCAGAGAAATTTTCAATAAAAATAGAATCAATACGATACATAATTGCATATCATAATAACAATGGTTTTAAAACAAAAGAAGAAAAAAGAAAAAATAAATCTATCTCAAAACTTGGCAAAAAACATTCACATGAACATAATGAAAAAATATCTAAATCATTACAAGGAATTGTTTTTACTGATACTAGAAAAATGAATATATCTAAATCATTAACTGGTAAAATAATGTCACAAGAAACAAAAGATAAAATAGCTGCAACACTATCAGGCATACCAAATTATATTGATTTAAAAAAACAAATAATAGAAGATTTTATAAGTGGTAAATATAAACAAATAGAATTATCTAAAAAATTCAATATAAGTTATGATGTAGTTAAAAAAATAATTAAACAATATAGGATTAATAATGTCTGATACACCAAATTATAAAAGATCAGTTGGCAGGCTTGTGACAGATCGTTTTGATTTTGAAAGTCATGTCAATGGAACTGCGTTTAGACATGAAGCTTCTAGTATAGATGTTGTTCCTGCCGTTACAATTGACGGGTATTCTAAGAGTACTGTTCAGAGTGCCTTAGAAGCAATTTCATTAATTGCTTTTCCTCCAACAATCGTAGATGCCACCGCCAGTGTAAAAGGAATTATAAAATTAACTGGAGATTTAGGAGGAACCGCTGACAGTCCAACTGTGATAAAGATTCAAGGTAGACCAGTTAATACAACAGTTCCTTCTTTAAATCAAGTTTTAACTTGGGATGGCGCTGCTTGGGGACCATCAGCAGCAACCACGGGGTTTACTGCTGGAAATGATTTGTCTGGAAGTAATGTATCTCAAAATATTGTTAAAATAACTGGAAATGGTGGTTCTGTAGATATTGTAGCTTCTGAATTTATTTTTAATTTAGATATTGCTCCAATAATTAAAATTGCACAAGAACCAGCATTAGGTAGCAGTGGCGTTCATCCAATTACAATTGAAGGTCAATCATCTAATTTTGCTGGAAGTACTGGTGGAGATATAGTTTTTAAGCCTGGAGTTGGAACAGCTTCATATGGAAATGTATATACATTAACAAATGGATCTGATGTATTATTTGAAGTTGGTCAAGTATTTAGTAATACAAATAGGGTTGTAAGTTTAGTTAGAGGATCTGAAGTTGTATCTGGAGATGTTCCAGATGGAGATATGGTTGTTTATATAGGAAATGCTGCAACTAATCCAACTGCAGCTCCTAGTGCTGGTGCAATTTTATATGCATCTAGTGGAACTTTAAATGTTATGCAATCTGATGGAGTTAATTTTCAAATAGGTTCAATACCAAACCCAACTGTTTGGGGACCAGATGGAGCTAAAGTAGTTTCATATAGAGTTACTGGACAAACTACTGGAGCAGCATCTATTGATTTATTAAGTTATACAATGCCAATTAATACAACTATTAGGATGGACGTAATTATTTTAGGAAAAGAAGTTGGTAGTGTTGAATGTGAACAAATGAATTTAAGCCATTCTGTTACTTGGGATGGTGGAGCATTTATTTTAATTGATGGAATTCCATTAACAATATCTGATCCTAAACGCAGCGCAATTGCTGGCGCAACATGGACCGATCCAGATATTGTTGTTTCAGGAGCATCATTAGTTTTGAAATCTGGGTTTGGCACAACAGAAACTATTAATTGGATGGCAACCGTACAAATTATTATATTAGAGGCGGTTTAATGCCAATTAATAATGGTTGTATGATAATTCCGCGAAATTCTGTATATAAAACAAAAACAGAATTTGCAAATATTGTTCCTCCTAATTTAGCAGATTGTGGTCAAAGTATTTTATTTGTTGTCACATCAGAATATTTAAATCCTATTGATAATATATATTATCCAGTTCAATCTGGTGATATGTCATTAATTGATGGATATACTGGTGAAATTTTAGATACTCAATCAGTTGGTGGTGGCGGCACATTTTCATTTACAATAACTAATTATACATTATTTAGAGTAATTTATGCAAAATTTTTAGGAGTTACAGGATTATATTATGAAAGTCAAAGCGATAATACCGCTTATTCTGTAATAAAGGCATTAACTACAATTACAAGCGCTTCATCACATAATATTAATCATGCTATAGATGGTTATGTAACATTTGATTTTGCCACAACTAATATTTATGTTACTTTAGATGGCGGAACTGTAGATTTTAGATTATATTATGATTCTGTAAATTTTATTTCGTTAGCGTCAACAACTATACATGCCAATCAAGCAATAGCAAGAATACCAGCCAATACAATGACATCTGGCAACACTTATTATTTATCTGCCTTATACTTAGGAAGTGGTTGTATAAGTCCAGAAACAAATGGTCTGGAAAATGGTGGATTTTTAATAAATGCAACATAAAGTTACCTTAATTTTTTAATATATTACTTGTTTTGCATAAGTAAAGAGGAGAATAAGATGGATAATGCATTACAAGCCATTTTTACATGGCAATTTCTTTTATTTTGTTTAGCGGTTTTTGGAATAACATCTATTATTAGAAAAATTGTTGAATATTTACTTGTAAATAATTCTTTTATTGCAAAAGAATCAAAAGTTTGGAGAGATTTAATATTACCAATATTACCAGTAACAGTTGGTGTTGTTTTTGCAAGTTTAGCAAAAGCTTATCCTTATCCAGTAAATATGGAAGCATTTAGTGCAAGAGTTGCTTGGGGATTGGCTAGCGGTTTACTTTCAGGTTTAACTTATAGAATAGTAAATTCTTTTGTTACTGCTTTTATTACAAATAAAGTTCCAGGATCAATTGTTAAAGATATTAATTTAAATGATATTTCTTCTGAAACTCAAAATACTACAGAAAATAAAGAAGAAAATAAAAATAATTAAGATATATTATCTATAATAACAAATAAGTAAATAAGAACTAAAAATATGGTGAGATATGATAAAATTTCCTTCAGCTATTGATGATGATTCAAGCATTCCATACGTTAATAATAATATTAACGAAATTGGTGAAGAAGTTGTTAATGCTATACGTGACGCTACAATTTCTTTAGAAGAGGTTGTTGGAATAGGTGCCCCTGGAACAACAGGATCTATTGCTGAAAGGTTAGGCGTTTCAATTCAAGCTGATGGTTATATAAAGCCATCTGCTTTAACCTCTTTAGGGTTAGTTACATTACCAATAACAAATTCTCAAATAGCAAATAATGCTGGTATACCAGAATCTAAATTAACACTTAATTATAGGACAAGTGATTTATTTAATTATATTCAAGATCTTTCTAGACAAGTTGCAAATAATACTGGATGGATTTCTGTTAGTGGTATGAAATTAGAACCACATATAACTGGTTTTGCATTTTTTCATTATTTAAATCATATATTAGTTTCAACAAATCCTTCTAATTATTTTAAAAATAAATTTAATTTACTTAGAGATAATTCTGATTCATTTAATGCGATTAATGAAATAAATAGTGAACTTCTTGAACATCAATGGGCAGATGGTTCACCATTTGGATTAATTCAAAATGTTACAACAAATAATGGATCAACTTATCCATCTAATTATGCTCATACTGCGAGTGGAATTTTCTTAAATACAAGCAGATTTACTACAATACCTCAAACATTAAAAGATTTACAATTATTTGCTGATTTTATTGATGATTCAAGTATATTTTTACTTGGAAGTAGGATACAAAATTTATATTCAAATGGAATTTCAAAAGTATCTCGTTCATCATCATTTATTACTGATGGATATGGTCAACCAGTTGCAGAAACAGTTAAAGCAATAACTTACTTATTAAATACTGGAATTGGTAGCGCTCCATTTGATGATATTGAAAAAGGTGATGATATAATTGAATTAGTTCCAACAGGAACATTACTTACATCTAATTCATATGATGCTCAATTTTCTTTAGTTAAATCTGGAGATATAATTAGAGTAAATTATGGAACAGTTGAAGTGCCATTTATAATTAAAGAAAAAAAATATATACAAGATGGAATTAATAAAAAATTCTTTGTAAGAATAAATGGAAAAAATTTAGCTTATAATGCAAATGCTACTGCAAGAATAGATCGTTCTTTAGTTAATCCAAACAAATATGGTGTATTGGCATTAGGTGAAGTTAATAATTTATTTTCAGAAACTCCAAGTTTAATTGTTGGGTCTCCAAGAGGTCCTGAAGCATTAGGAATTGGATTTAATCCAGACTTATTAAATACAGATCATTATCTTTTGTATTTAGCTCTTTATACTACTGGAAATCCAAAAGACGGATATACAATTCTTCCAGGAATTGATGTTACTGGAAATGCTGGTATTACTCCTGGTAAATATACATTAGAATCTGTTGTTGAGGCAACTAATAATGCATTTAGACAATCTGGATATAATTATAGATTTATAGCATTTTCACATAATGGAAATTTTGGAATTAAACTTGCAGATTCCTATAATAATCCTGCATTTTCTATTTTAAGTGCAGTAGTTAATCCAACTGATGGAACTTATGATAAAAATGGAACAAATATAAGTTTTAGTAAAAATGTTATTGACGTATTTAATACTCCATTAACATTTGGTCAAGATGCATTAGGATTTGGTCCATCTGCTGCTGATTTGGCAAGTCCACCATTTATGACTACATATGGATCTGCTGCAGCAGCTGTTCATGCAACTAAATTATTTGTTTCTCTTAAGAGAAATAATTATTATGTTAATGGAATAGAGCAAGAGCAAATGGCTGCAGATGTTGGTCAAGTAATTGATGGCTATGGAGATGTATATTGGACAGCAACTGTTTTATCTAAAAATCCTGTTCCAGCACCAGCACCAGCAGGGCATGTTGAAGTAACATATAGAATTCCATTAGATTTATCAACATCTAATTTAAAGCCAGGAAAAACATTAGTTGTTCAATCATTAAATCATGGTGGAGCCCTTGTAGATTTTGGTAGATTTATAATTAAATCAGTATTATATACTGGTGTATGTACACCAACAGCATCAACTGATATTACAGTTTATGATGGTGTTCATGCCACCGGAATATCACCATCAACTATATTAGATGTTGGAAGTACTGTTGCAATTTATTTTGATAGCACATCAGTTTCATTTAATAAAGAAAATGCTTCTGATATTTTATTATCATCATCTCCAGCATTTAAAAGACATTTTGAAGTATTAATTAATCAAGAAGGTCTTACTTTTACACATGAACGTGCTAGAATGAATGCTAGTGGATCCACAATTACATTAAATGGATCAATTCCGCTTTATTCTTATTCTGAATTTGCAAAAATTAATATAGTTAAAGTATCTCCAAAATTAAGAGGATATCAATTTGGTCAAATAAGAAAAATAACATTCCATATAGATCTTTATGATGATACTACTGGTATTTATTCTGGATATCTTGGAAATTATGACGGATCATCATTTGTAAGTTATGGAAAACTTATAACTGGAAGAAAAGGTGAAGTTGTAAGATTTTATGATTCTACAAATGTAGATTATATTGATTTTATATTTGATGTAAATGATACAATATCTACATTTGCAAATCATAATATTGATATTCAATTATTTCCAACATTATCATTAGATGATGAAATTATGATGTTAGGTACTTGTCAGTTAAATGATATTACAAATAAAATTACACATCTTCGTGATGCTCGTCAATTTGGAAATATTGCTGAAAAAGATTTAAGTACATCAGCATTGAATTTAATTTCATTACCAGAAAAATTATTACATGGAAATGGTGTAATAAGAGGATTTGATCTTGCTAATGAGTCAACATCAGCTCCAACAAATGAAGTTCATATAATGGGCGGATTAGTATTAGTTGATGGTAAATTAATAGAGATGAATGATGCCAAACTATATATTCCAGCTCTTGTTGAAACATATTCATCTACTTATTATAAAATTAATTGGGCATTATGTGTAAATAATAAAGGAGAATATCAATTTCAACCATTATTAGATTATGATTCAGCTTTAGGAACAGTAAGTACTGTTGATAGAGTAATGAAAGTATTTAATCCAAATAATGGACAACAATATTTTATAGATGCAAATACTTTTTCAGATATTTTAAATAAAAGAAAAGATTTGACAATATTATATATAATTGGAAGCACAGTAATTATGTCTCCATTACCAGCAGAAATTAGTTTAAATATTTCTGATGCTAGAAGATATGTTACAGATGTTGATAATAACATTCCACTAACATTAACTGTTGGTGATTCTCAAGGAAGTTTTAAAAACTCAATATCAATTTTTAATTGGATTAAATTTAATAATGCATTTAATGGAACTGCATATTTAAATGGTGCAACAGATGAAGTAATAGATATACCTTTAACTTTTAACTTTGATCGTATTGTTACAATTGATGGTCAAAATAATTGCTCTATTAAATTTAATGAAGCAATTAAATTAGGCTCAAATGTTACATTTAAAAATATGACTATATATTTTTATAATACATTAGAAGTATTAACTGGAGCATCTAATATAACTTTTGAAAATTGTATATTAAATATTGAAACTCTTACAGGATCTCCTCCAACAGATAATATAATATTTGATTTTAATTTATCTGATAATATTAAATTTAAAGAATCATCAATATCGGTTGCATATTCTGATCAAAATTCTGGTGGCGCTGTATTTAGACTAACAAGTTGTGGTAAATTTAGATTTGATGATAGTTCAGTTAATGTAGTATTTAATCCAGGTCCAGGTCAAGAAGTTCCAGGACAAATATTTATAATAAATAGTCTTGTAAATTCTAGTGATCCAAATTTTGGAGTTAAAATAACAAATTCTACATTTAGTGGAAACTTCTTACAATTTATGGTTAATAGTGCAAGTAATATTTATCTTTATAATTTAAATTTAACTAGCACACATAGAGTTAATGTTAATCCGGATATTTATTTATCAGATACTACAAATGGAATGCCACAAGCATTTACATATGATAATACTAATTTAGTTAATTCTGGTAGAGGTTGGTATTATTCTAATGTATCTTCTCAAATAACAGATATTACTATAGATAAAGTAACATTTAATTATGCTCCATCTACAGCAGATTCATATAGATTAAGTTTTATTAATTTTGAATTAACTGCATATAATGCATCACTTAAAAATGTTAAAATAACAAATTGTAAGTTTAATTCTTTAAATATTAATTCAACAGTTGATGATATATTTGCCGCAATTTCTATAATTAATAGAACCCAAGCAATTGCTAAAACATACCCTCAACCATTATTATATAATGTTGAAATTGCTAATAATGTATGTAATAGAAATCAAATGATATTACTTACTTCTGAAACAGTTTCAGATTTTATGTATTATCCTGGTCTTGTACCTTCTGGTGTTAATATTCATAATAATATTTGCGGAACAATAGGATATTGGGTTTCAGCAGACTCTAAATATGTAAATACTACCCCAAATATAAATTCTTATACGGATAAAAATTCAAATATGACAATTAAAAATAATACTTGTCATTATATTTCAAATTTAGATCACAAAGGAAAGTATTTTTATACTACAAAGATATCTTCAGGTCGTACAGTTAATAAATGTAATTATCCAACAGCTTTTGTAAATATAGATAAAAATAAATCTAATTGGATTCATGTTGGAAACACTTCAACTGAAAACTCATCATTGCAAATAACAAACAATTCACTTTGTGCATATGATCCGGATTTTATTTCATTATATGGAGATGGCGTTGGTGGATTAGGTATGGGATTTTCTTATGGATTTGCAATAGTTGCCGCATCTAATATTCATGAGATTGCTGCAACATCTGCTGATACAGATGTTCCAGATTCTCCATGTCTTATAATGGGTAATACTGTTGGTAAAGGATATTGGACACAGACATCATTTACATTTAAAGAATATCAATATCCAATAGGATATATATTTTCACAAGGATCTTGCCAAATTTCATATAATACTTTAAAAGGAATTGATGGAACAGTAGTTCTTGGAATTCCAGTAAGTGTTGGAATTTTAACTAGTGGAGTTAATAATATAGTAACACATAATAGAATTTATAGAAATGGTGAAACTATATTAGCATATGTAGGACATGGAACTATAGATTTGCCATTATGGAATGGTGAATCTTCCCGTGGAATTGTTACTGATAATTTCTTTGATAGTCCTTGGATTACTGATGTGTCTCATGTTGATGCAACCGAAGTATTAGTAAATTTAACATCTTTTGGTGCAACATTAGCTACTAAATGGACTATAGAAAGAAATATAAATCAAACTGTTTCTGTAGCTGTTCCAATTACTACTGCTCAATTATATGGAACTGTAGGGATGGCAAGCACCACTACTCCTCCAACATATGCATTAGATCAGTTTGTAACATGTGCTCCTGGTATTGATTCTCTTGGTTTAAGCAAATCATTAGTATTATGGATACATGAATCAGATACTGTCACACCAGCAGATAAATATTATGGATGGCAAGAGAATTTAAATAAATATTTGCCAGATAATGTTAGAATTATTAAAGCATCAATGGGAGTAAGACCATTTAATTCTGTTGTTGAAGCGACAACAAGCAAAGTATATTTAAGTTTAAATGTGTATAATTTTGCACTAAATTATGTTGATTTAGATTATTTTACATCTCCACCAACAGGATTATTTCCACCATATGGCGTTGGAGTAAAAGATTCTAATATACTTAATGATTCATCTCCTCAAGCAGCAACAATTACTGGTGGTATGATAAATAGTACATCATTAACTATTCCTGCAACAATTGATACTACTACTGCAGGACCTTCTAGTTCAGATATATCTTATTTATTTATGACTGGAAGAGGTATTCCAATAGGAATTTCACTTGATATTCAATTTAAGAGGGTTGCTGGTGTAGATTTAGATTTATATTTCTCACCACTATTAATTAAATATAGATGGTAATATGAGTAGTAATGATGTTTTTAAATCAGATCTTTATGGTTTGTACAATTTAGTACAAGCTTCTATGCTTGTATATCCTAAAGAAGTAATAGTTGAATTATTAAGAGATTGGTTTTCTAAAGATAGTTATTATCATTATTCAAAAGATCAATGGGGATTTCCAAACACAACAGATCACACAGATTTGCCCCCAGGAGCAGATATTCCTGTTGCTGGAGATAATTCATTATTAAGTACAAGACTTTATATTGGAGAAAATTATCGTTTTAATGGAATATATTATCCAGCTATTTTAGTAAAAAGTGGTGGTATGAGATATGTGCCAATCTCTATTAATAGAGAAAAAGGTAGTGTACAATATGAAGATGTTGTGTATGAAGATGGATATGGGCATTTTACTACAATAAAAAGACCAAAATCTTTTGTAACTGCTGGTGCTTGGGAAGGATCTATTATAATAGATATAATTACAAGAAGTTTAAGATCAAGAGATGATTTAGCGCAATTAGTTAGTATGTTTTTAACTGAAATTTCACCAGAAACATTATATGATATTGGAATTATAGCAAAACCAATACAAATTGGAGCTCCATCTGAATCTGATGATAGAAGTGATAAATTATATAGGCTAAGTATGACATTAGATATAAGAACTGAATGGAGAAGAGAAATTCCAGTAGGAAATTTAATAGATGTTATCTTTTTTACAGTAGATTTTCAAAATTTAGAAAATCCAAACTCTCCAGCAGCACATAATCTTACAATTAATAGTGATGTTAATATTTTTGACACACTATTAAATATATAAAATAATAAAGTTTTATTAACGGTAGGTAATAAAATGCAGTAATAATTTATTAAACAATATGAATATTACTACATTTTAATGATACAATCTACCAAACTGAGTGACAAGGATTTCAAATATGGCAAATATTCCCGGAGCTACAAACATCCTACCAAGCGTCGTTACAGAAATAGTAACTCAATCTCGCGGAGTGTCTATTCCTGGAGGTTCTCGCATTGCTGCTTTAATAGGAGAGGGTTCAACTGATGAAGTACTTGTCTCTCAAGCAAATGGTGGCGGAAAAGATGGATTAAATTCTACATATACATCAACATCTGGTTCTGATGGTAGACATTTTAGACTACAAAATTATCCATTAATTTCTAATAGAACTACATTATTTAAAAATGGAATACCATTAACTGGAACCGAATCTACAATTGATGGAAATACTTTTAGTAATACATATGATTATAGAATTGATATTTCAACCGGTAAAATAGAATTACAAAGAGCACATTTAGTAGATCAAGGTGGTGCTTATTATGTTCCAGTATCAACTAACGTTGGTGATGGCTATATTAGCTCATTAACATTACTTGATGCAAATGCTCCACCAGAAACTTGGACAGTTAGATGTGTATCAGTTCAAAGAAATGGTTTAAATCAACCAATTCAAGGCACTGCTAAATTTATAGCAATTGGCTCTGTTTCAGGTGCAAAATTAGACGGAAATGGTAATCCAATTATCTGGAAAGCAGATAATGTAGTTGTATCAAATACCATTTTGAGCTTTTCTATTGCAGAAACTTTAGTTGGACCAACAGCAGTATCAGCCTTCAGAGAAGGTGATGCATTTACAATTAAAGTTGCAAGTGGAGTTTTAGTTAGAGGTGACAGCTTAACTGCTAATATGATTCCATCACTTAATTTAAATGATCCTGTTTTGTTACAAGGCATGGATGATGTAATGAAGAGACACGGAACACCAAGTGTAGATAATAATTTGTCACTTGGCGCTCAATTAGCATTTGATAATGGTGCTCCTGCATTACTTACTGTTCAAGCAGCCCCTCCACTTCCAAGAAGAGTTTCATATACTTTAAGTTCAGCAGTTAATTCAACATCTACTAATGATGATGATTTTATTTTCCCATTGCCAGCTGGAGTTACACCAGATTTTAATTCAAATATTCATTTCTTTGTAACTAATAATACTACAAATGTAGAATCGCAAATTCTTCCAAATAAATTAGATTATTATTTATTAGATACTGCTGGATATCCAACAACTAATACTTTTATTCAAAGTTCAACTACCTGGGACTTTTACTATACTGTAAAAGAAGCAGCAGCAATAATGGCTACTGGTTTTGATGGATATATTGCTCGTGATGGTTCATCTACTACAGATGGTATATTTAGTTCATCAATTGCATTTGATTCAAATTATGTCGGAAAAACATTAAAAATAATTGATGCTGCCAATTCTGCAAACTCTGGATCATATACAATTAATAGTGTTTCTAATGGCAAATTATATGCAACTCATGAAACATTTACTACATTTACAGGTGAAACTGGTATAAGTTTTCAAGTTGTTAACGCTCTTACTGGTGCAGTATTAGGTTCTGCTTCTGATGGTTATCTTGTAGCTCTTACAGCTCCAAATGGAACATTTGGAAGTACTACTTTTGATTTTAGTACAATATCAAGTCTTACAACTAGAAGACTTAAAATTAATGGATCTACTTCTGGAAATAGTGGATTATATGATATAACTGCCTGGAATTCTGGAACTAATACAGTAACAATTACAAAGACAGTTGTTCATGAAAGTGCCATGAGATTTGAAGTTCTTAATTCTGATGAAACAAGCAATTATATAGTTATAAATAAGAGTGTTGTTCCTGATGGAGATGGATTAAGAGTAACAATAATTGATTCAAGAGAAGCTTCATTCTATGATGCTGGTTGGTCTGCAGCTCTTACATCATTAGAAGCTTTTGAATGTGACATATTATGTCCTCTTCCAAAACAAACTATTTCAGTTATTTTCCAAAATGCATTAACTCATTGTTTAACAATGAGCAACAATAGAAATAAGAAAGAAAGAGTCTTATTTATTGGAGCAATTAATGGATTAACTCCAGATAATTTATCTGGAACAACATCAGCAGCAGTAGAAAATATTGGAATTCTTGAAGGAATCCAAGGCGAAACTGTAACTGATATTTTAGAGGGAAATATTGAAGATTTAGCAAATTATTCAGTTCCAAATGCTTTTGGAACAACTTATAGATGTGTATATTTCTATCCAGATCAAATAGTTGTTCAAGCAGGAACAGAAACCACCCTTATAGATGGTATCTATATTGCTCCTGCAGCTGCTGGATATTTATCAAGACAAATTCAAATTCAAGAGCCATTAACTAATAAGGTTCTTAGCGGATTTACCATCTTAAGAAATAAACAATTCTCTACATTTACATTAGAGCAATTAGCTGCTGCTGGTGTAACAACATTACAACCAGTTGCTGGTGGAGGCAGAGTTGTTTGGGGTATCACTACCACTCAAAGTGGATATCCAGAAGAACAAGAAATTTCTATCGTATTTATTAGAGATAGAATAGCTAAATCACTTAGAGCAGGATTTGCAGGATATATTGGAACTGCGGAATTGCCAGAAACACAAGCAATTTTGAATACAAGAGC